GTCCCCGCTGTGAGCGGGGCCTCTGCTCTTAGTTGAACAGAGTGGCACATCGCCATCTCCCGGGATTGTGAAATCCCATGCACTACGTGTGCATCACGCTATGGATTCATAGGTCCATAGGTTCGGTGAACGAACCCCACTATGACTTGTATCCAGCCCATAAATGCTGGTACAAGAAGAGTGCCCTACAACTAAACTTAGTTGCAGATGAGGTAGGAGAATCCTCCGTCTTTAGGGTTTGCACCCCTCGTGTGAGCGAGCTAACTCGCCCAAGCCAGGCCCATATCTTACCTATAAAGTAGGTACTATACGGGACTTGGTTTCTACAGGTCTTCGTCCTAGATATAAATCCTCTAGCCCCTAGAAGAGTAATCCTCTTCTATCTGTGGTAGGTTCATCACCTATCCTCAGAACCGAGTGGGGCCGAAAGGCTAAATATATATGCCGAGTAGGTAGGTCCGGAACTCCTTCCGAACGCCCTCCTGTTTATGGAGAGAATCCGTGGAGGCTAACCAGGAACCTCGGACCATACCGTAGTGGTATGGCCATCGAGGTGGCAGGTAAACATGATAAAAGTTGTTTACAGGTTATATTTTGTGAAAAATATTTCCAACTAGGGTCTTTGATCCCCTAACCTGCTAACTTACAGACAAGGACATACCCCAACTACATAATTATTATGTATAAGGCTAAGAGCCTTTAGTTGTCCCTCCAACCCAGAAACAAATCTGAGGAAAGAGATGGGCGTGACTTCTTAGGTCACTGAACTCTGCTAAAACAGAGTGCCTCAACTATTGGAGAGCTGGTACTACATGATCATAGTCTAGTATAGTAACTAGAACCTACGAAGAGTAGGCGTAGCTAAGGAATTGATCCAAAGAGAGAAACTCTCGATGTCTAAAATTCCTAGATGTCCTTGAGATATCCAGGAGTTCCGAGGCTTAATAAACGGAGTCATCATGCTCCTAGATATAGATCTAGAAGACAAGACGCTGGAAGAGGATAGAATCATCTCTCGATGAAACTAGCAAACTTCCCGCACTGGGGTGATACCCCAGGGGCCGCTGTAGGCTGGCTAGGTGCCCTTATAAGGATTACAACCTTTAAGGAGAACACCAGCTCAAATCTCATCACAAACTTTCTTTCCACTCATGCTAATTCTTATCTCTAAGTTTCACACAAGTGGTCCGACTTTGCGGAGACCTGAGCACACTCTCTACAAAAATGTAGATTGGGCACAAGTCGATGCTGGCTTATATGCAGTCGTCGATCCCATGGACAACCATGCAATCCTTTATTTCTCGGAACGAGAATATAAAGTGCAGGTTCGAGTGAGCCTTTCACAAGACCGCACTCTTATTGTTCTTGCCCGACCAGGTGATACACCTGTTTTAACCTCCGATACAAGTTCTCCAGTATCCTCTAAACAAAACTCCCCAACTTCCGGTATTTCGAAAGCTGAGTCAAAATTTTGGAAGAGATTCTTGAATTTCCACCTAGGAAACCTAGGTTCACTCAGCTCCTCGAAGAAGAGGAACAAAAGTGATGAAGATGCGAGTGTCTCACTCTCTCGAGCTATGCTCGAGACCCTTATTCCGTATTGGGGATTAGATCTCCATTTTCGGTTAGGGGGCAGCCTGGAACCTCCCATACAGCTAGTGAGAGATCTTCGAGTAATATCGAAGAAACTCTGCCGTATACTTGAGTGTAACGGTCCAAATTACTTAATTCAAAAATTAAAAAATACATTATTTATATTAAATAAGTATTTGGCCGGCTCAAGGGCAGATAATCCTTTCCTCCTAGGCACACCCGTCGGATTAAACCGAGTAGGTATACCGTCAATCTTCCCCGTGCACTTGCGTAAGCAAGTTAGGGAAGGCAACATGTTAACTATTAAGATGTTAACATCCCTAATAAACTCTTTCCGAGCGTTCGAAGGAACCTGGGATCAAGTTGATCTCCAGACCATCACTGGTGCTCATCCCACTCTCGACTCACAAGTCGAAGGGGAGTTCAGAGACTTCTGTAAAGAAGTCTTCTGGCCGAAAGTAATAAAAGGACACCTTCCTACTAAAGTATGGAAGGAGTGTTGTGATCTTGAGAATTCTCTTAAGATTAAGGAAACAGACCGGGTATATGTACCCTTAAATGCGGGTCCTAATGGACCTACAGGCCTGTTATGCGCACCGCAAGATGCGCATGGTTGGATTAATCTGGCCAATCAAGGGGAGATAAACCACCTCAAAAGGTGGTGTGAGCACGTTGGTGACTCACGTACCCTTGAATTGTGGAGTCAGTGCCTCAGCCTTTATACCGATACCCATCTCAGTGAGGTGGATATGCGAGCTAGTTCGGACTATGGAAGTCCAACTGACCTAGGTCGGTTAGGGATAATCCCTGAACCAGCCGGTAAAGTCCGAGTAGTTGCTATTGTTGACTACTGGACTCAACGGGTTATGAAACCCGTTCACGATTGGATGATGTTGATTCTAAAACATCTACCAACTGATGGGACTTTCGATCAAGAAGGTGCGCTTGAATCTTTCAATCGCTGGTTGATACATAATGATCTTCCAGTGTATTCGATCGATCTCAAGGCGGCTACCGACTTGATACCCATCGCTCTTTATAGAGCCGTGTTAGAAGGCTTATGGCCCGCTCCTACAGTAGATTTATGGATAAATCTACTCACTGATAGGAAGTTCCGTGTTCCTCAGGACAAACTTGTTAAAAAGGGTCTAAGAGGTACAACCGTGAAGTACGGTCGTGGGCAACCAATGGGGACGCTGTCCTCTTGGCCAAGCATGGCCCTTGTACACCACGCTTTAACACTCTTCGCAGCTTCCAGATCCGGGAAAGACCCTTCACTTTTCACTGGATATAGAGTCCTGGGTGACGATAACGTAACCGCAGGGACGGACGTAGCAGAAAACTACGTCGCTGTCGCCAAAGCGCTTTGTGTCCCAACTTCGGCCGCGAAAACTTTGGATGGTAAGTTATTCATTTTCGCCCAACAGATTTATCTGAAGGGAGAAGGTGCCAACACTGCCTACACAAACATTTCTCCACTCTCTCTAAAAGAAGAGCTAGGGATTAAATCGTTTGGACAAAGACTCGAAATGGCACTACGTGCCATACGTAGAGGCTGGCTTGCCACGAGACGTAACGTTTATTCGTTACTACGTCTATTACTGACTAGAGCGGACTATGTCCGGTCTCGACGTCAGTGGACTAGTGGTATTTTGGACAAAGTAGCTCAGGCTGCCCTGATCAGTGCTTTTGGCCTTGGTGGTCACTCCTTAATGGAGAACCACCTTGGCTTAAAGTCCAGTATTAAGCCCTTCCTACTCAGCATGCTGAATAGGGTAGAAGCATTAGCTGGAGATCAAAGCAAACCCGTCTTGGAGTATGGAGACTCCAAGGTGCACCTTTCTGACGATCTTCTTCAAGATCTAGAAAGGAATATTGCATCTGCGGTTGCAGGCAAGTTACTTAAAAAAGTAAATAGTATTCTTGCGGACGCCAGAATCTCCTCCATCCGTTTTCGGATGTGGGAAGAAGCAGTCGAAGAAACAGGGTTTCTTCCACTGGCCATCGAGACCCGTAAGGGTCCGAATGAGCCCGGCATTGCAATAGCACCCTTTACTCGTGACGGAGGGATTGATAGTATCAAGACCCTCCTCGAGGAAGGTCTTGTTCCCGGGTATCCGAGTCCTTACAAGGATTATCGGACCAAAGAGTTACGGGATTTTCCCGTAAAGCTCCCACACCCTGTGAGGGGTGTAGAGCCTTTCTACTCCGATTATGGAGCGGATTGGATCTCTGGTTACGACCGGGCTCTTTGGTGTGTCATACGTGACACGTACGGTCTCATCTTTGGTACGAGTACCGAGGATGAGCCCTCTTACGACGACTATGTCGAAGAAGAGGACGGGGGCATGGGTATGTCTTTTACCTCCGAGGAAACCTCGTCAGCATCCCCATCCGGATGGAGTGTTACCACTCCCCTTCTGGAAACGGCCTTAATAAAGGCACGAGCTGAATTGACAGAGATCATGGATGATCTTGTCCGAGGTGATCAGGAGGCCGCCTGGGTTGTACTTGAAAAGTACGCCGAGACAGTTGCGGCTGTAGAGAGACTTCCCGACTTTAAAAGTCTTGGGAGTTTCAAAGCAACCCTTCGACCCGTAGATGAATTTAATTCATTCCGGGCGAAAGTTAATATTTTAACTAAAGCTATTGAAGCTTCGGGGAGCCTGATTGTGGATCTCACTACACCTAGGGGTATTGTTGACCTTTCTAAGATTCGTCCTGGAGTGGACGAGGCTCTTAGAGAGCTAGATTCTCTAGTAGGTGTTGTTTCCAACAACCAAACAAACCGGGGTTTGTCTACCGGTTAGCCAATGACAGGGTTGTTCCCTTATAACATGGGCTAGGTCCAGTACCTAGAATGGTCTTAAGCTCGTAACTTAGGTCTCGTTACAG